AAGCGCCACCATAGCCAGCACCAGACTGAACAGACTTAATGCCCGGATTGTAGATTGCGAACGTGGTCTGTCCGTTCGTGTCGGCTATGTTCATGAAGACATTTCGCTTGTTGCCAGGCGGGTCTTCGTTCCCGCTCTTAGAAATCATTGCCTCGTTACCTTGGACAGGTGGCGTAACGATGTCCATGTTGCCCCAAACGCAAAGCGTGAAGGCACTCGTAAGGTCAAGTTTCGCTGGGGTTCCAAGGCTTATAGAAGACGTTCCGTCAAAGTAAGGGAAACTCATGGCACCTTGTGAGGTTACACCGCCGCCAGCATAAGCAGGGAGACCGCTCGTATCAAAAGGAACCGGGACGTTCTCAGCGGTGTACATTTCAAACGTCGTTGCCGCCGCTGCCCTCACTGTGAACAGGGTATTATTAACCGCCGTCATCCCGGTCACGCCATAGATCAGGACACGAGTATCGTCTGCTAGGCCATGAGGAGCCGCTGTCGTTACGACGCCCGGAAGCCCGACCCCGCTCGTGCTAATGCCTGTAATCGTCGCCACGATGGCGGTGCTGTCCGTGCCGTTGGCAGGCGGCGTTATCAGGTCGTACCATGTAGTGCCGTTATGACTCGTGCTCTCATAACGAGCCACAGCGTCGCCCGTAACATCAGACAAGTACACACTGCGGGAGGACACCTCGGTAGCACCTCGGATGTGTCGCTTCCTTGGCATCAGCCTTTCCACCTCGCCGGCCCTGTCGGCCTCATATCATAATGCACAAACGTGCTATATGTCCCTATACCACCGTTCGGGATTTTTCCAGAGGCAGCAAGCTCATGCACCACCGCCGTCAGGCGCTTGAGGTCTTCGGGGTCGCCACTGGAAGGCGCAAGGTCAGCCGCCAAAGCCTGAACGTGCTGGCTGTTCTTTACGCCGCCGACCTTCTTATTATAAGAGGGTGAGCGGTATCCACTATTGACGCGAACCGGCTTTCCAAATGCTTCGCGTATCCGCTGAAGAGACCACGCAAGATGCCGAAGGCGGTCGGGGTGCGGGCACTCCTCCCCGCTGTTACAAGTAAGCTCTGACTCCGAAAAGTTTGGGGGATAGCCTGGTCCTGGCATCTTACTGCTCCGCCTCGGGTTTGTTAGCGGGCACACCCCGCGAACGGCGATGGTACCGCTCAATCTCTTGCTCGAACGGAGGCACCAGCTTGGCGGCATCGGTTTCTAGCCGGGCCTCTGCTTCGCCAACGTCTTCAGATTTAGCACTTATCGCATCACCCAATCGCTCAATCTCCTTTACGAAAATTGGAACTAGCTGTTCGTTTCGCTGCTCAATGCTGGCCTCAAACTTAGCAAGCAACCGATCAACCTCAGGGTTTCCTTCGCCATATTTCTTTAGAAGGATCTGATGTTCCTCTTCGATTAGTTGTTTCGGCTTTTTCTTTAACCGTGTCTTCATGGTCTTCAGCACACGCACCGCCGCTTTAGGGTCTAATTCCTGCAAGCGTCGACCTGTCCAAATGCGAACAAGGTGCGAAGCTATATCATAACGCACATTTGGATTTTGTGATGCCGCTCGGTCATAGGTGCTGAAATATTTCCAATACGTTTCACCCTCATCCATGACCGTTGAAACGCTATCAATGCCCGTGTAAATCCAGCCTGGCATCATGCGCTGCGCCACGACGGGGAACCAATTCTCTTGGGGTAGTGGATTGCCATAGCGGTCTTCGCCGGTCACCAAGTCACCAAGCAGCCCGGTTACCATGCCGCTGTCATACAACAAGCGCGCAATCTCACGATGCCCTGGGCGCTCTTTTCGGATCATCTTGGCAACCTCGTCCTCGTAGCCAGAGCGCGTCTGCTTATAAAGAAACTCAATAAAGTTGCTCAGGCCAATAGTATAGTTGCGCGTCCCCATGCTCCCAGCAACATAACTTCCAGGCTCCAACCATGACGACATTGCTACCCATTCCGGCATCAATTGCTTTAAGGCTGATTCGCCTTCACCGTCGTTTGCTCGTGCCGCCAAAAGAATCCCGGCACGACGGATGTCTGCAACGGTTTGGCGCGCATACATATTCGCAGCCACAACCGGATCGGTGCTGACGCCCGGCATGTTACCAAACACCGAATGGTAACCCATCCCCTTTTTAATAAAGGGAATGTCGAGGCTCTTCCAGGCCCAAGTTTTGAAGGGGCCAAACAGTAAGCCGTCAAAGTTTCGCGCCAGGTGGATGTACCCAGGCACGTTAGCGTAATCGAAATACAAAGCGTTTGAGTAACCAACGCTTGCCTTTAGCTTTAAATCCTCAAGCTTATCAATGGCAGCGTCGCCGTCATACCGTTTGCGCCCCACGCGCACATACATCTTTCCGTCAGCTTCTTTTACGACAGTGCCCAGCAGCTTGTTGTTTTGGCTGATGTCCCGAAACGAGTAAGAGCTATTGTTTTCTAGGCGCGTCACATCCATATCAAAGCGGCGTAGCATCCTGCGCGCGTCCGATAACTTAAAAATCGCATCGCCTGCCTGGTAAACAAAGTCTGCCAGCTTGGTGATGTCACCCACCACCGGCATTCGCCTGAAGCTGTTTATTGCGGCATCGGCAGCGCGAGATGCGGGGTTGCTAAAGTAGGCATCTAAAGCCAAATTAGCCTCTGCGTTCAGCATGTTACTGCTTCGGATACCCTCGTCAAAAATAGCCTTTAGCCGACCCCTTTCAACAATTGGTATGCTATCTGGGTCTTGAGTAAACTTGCGCCACAAATCAGCATTCTCAGCAAGCTCCCGAAAAACCTGAGGCGGCAGTGTCCCGTCGCGCGTCATCTTAGCCATGACGTTACTCATCAGGTTGGTCAGTGCTGTTTGGGGTCGCTGCGTTGTAAGGTTGCGTTTGATTGCCGACGACAACGAGCGCATCAGCCCAAGCCCGTTGTCGCTGTTCATCATGCGTGTTGACATAAACGCCCACCCAATGGTCGAGTTGAGCGTCCCTCCAAACTCGCTGTCTACATAAGTAAAACCAAGGTCACCCAATGCCTTCTGAAAACCCGCCATATCCTCAACGGCAACCGGGCGCTTTGAGGCGTTAATGCCTGCACTCATTTCTGCGTTGGCTAAAGCTGGCGCATGTTGCTGCTCTAGGGATGGAAGGTTATTCTTTTGCCAGAGAATATACCGGTCACCGCTTTGTGTTACGCGGGCGGCTGTTTCTCTTACCAACTGCGCAGCTTCTTCGTAGGACTTACCAAGGCGGCGCGCCACCTCAGTGACCACCGCCGCATCAGGCGCGGCCCCCGCTTGCCCGGTTCCCGCCAGTCGCTCCCTTGTTGGCAATAAGGCGTCGCCAATGGCCGTAAAGTCATCCTTTAAAACAAACGGCAAGCGCCCGTTATTATAATTGCTTTCGACTAACTCAGCCAAATAGGTTGGATTTAACCCGTCTTCAAACCAGCCTGCTGTACCAATGTCTTTATAAAGCTCTCGCGCCATCGTAGACTCTTCGAGTTTTGCAACAAGCTGCTGGCTCATGGCGGTCACCGCATCTTGTCGGGACTCCCTATACAGCTTGGGCAAATTTCGCTCACCCTGATCGGCAAGAAAACTGCCAAACAACTCAGACATAGGCATCTTTTTAGGGGGTTGTCCCGGCTGGCTTGCCAACTGAAACACGGGGTCCATTTGAATAAACTCGTTGCCGCGCGTTCGGCCAAACGCAAAATCGTTTACGAGCTTTTCGACTGCCGTTAGCGAGGTTTTATCAAACACCCCTGAGTTGGTAAGCGCATCGTTGTCGATCAACTTTTTGTGCAAGTATTGAGAAAACTTTTTGCGCAGCTTGGGTGCCCGCAAAAGATTAGCACTGCCGTTGTCGTAAAGAAGGCCGCCAATCGTTTCTAGGTAGTAACGCATGGTGAGATTAATGCCAGCACCCGCACCCGCTGTGCGCCCGCCCAAACTTTCAATGTTTCTAAAGAACCCAAACTCTGATTCGGCCAAGTCTTTAGACACACGGTATAAAGCCTTTAACCCTGTTGACGCCTCTTCGGGCGAAAACGCCATAATCGCCTGAATCTTACTGGCAAAAGGTAAACCGATTTCAGTGCGCGCACCCTTGGCTGGGGCTACCACGTTTGTCCCCTCAGGAAGCACACCGGTTTCATCCCAAACCTTGCCCTGGTCGGCGTCTAGGTATGTAAAGGTTCCGGTCTTACCTAGGCCAGCCTGTCGGGCTTCGTCAGCACCAGCATACACCACGTCGTTACTCTGAAGACGCACATGCTTTCCGGCAAAACGAGTGTCGCCCATGACAGACTCGACAGCCGCAGTGTAATGCGCTTTGTTTAACCGCGACTGAGTATCAATGTCTGCATCAATAGCTTCAATGGCTTCTTCTTGTGCTTTGATTTTATCAGCGCGATCTTGCGCTTGTCTTGCTTCAAGTTTCTGGCGTTTCGTTAAAGGTGACTCGGCCAACTCTGCCTCTAAAGTCTGCCTTGTTCCCTTGATGCTGGCCTCAAGCTCAGAGGCCGCAGCAGCGCGCTTCTGCTCAAGGTGGTCAATAAAGCGTTGGCGGCTTTCGACAATCGCCGCATCCGCATCACCACCCACACGCTTGATAGCGTCGTAATCATCCAGAAGTTGCAGTTGCTCGTCAGTTATGTCCGCCAGGATTTTGCGCTGGGCATCCGTCAAACCAACAACGCCGCCTTTTGTAGAACCCTTTGTAGCAAACTTCTTTTGTAAAGCGACAATCCTTGCCCTCGACGCATCAACGACATCATCAAGATCCGTTTTGGTTTTGCTTCGTGACGCAACCAACAACTCATCGAGAAACTTCACGTTACCCTCGACTGATTGGCCCCACTTGCCAAAGCGTTTGCCCTCAACCCCGTCGCCTGTCTTTGCTACTTCATCAAAACGCCGGCCAACCACCTTGCCTTTGTCAAGTTTAGCAACCTTGTCCGTTTCGGTAACCTCAGCCTCTTCCAGGCGAGCAGCGTGTTTAGCATCCATTTCCGCAAGCTCTTGAGCGTGTCTTTCCTGCGTCGCTGCTTTTTTGATTTCGAGGTCAGCATACGCTTTTTGTGCGCCAACCTCATCAGCCACAAAAATAGCGTTATCCGCTTCAGCTACAAACATATCCGCTCGGGCTTCTCGGTAAGCATTGCGAGCGTCCTCAGCCGCTTTTACTTTGTCACCACTAAAGCGATCAGAACCTTTTTTAGCCGCCTCCTCGGCTGCCAGCCACTTCTCCTCAAGGGCTTTAATCTCAGGGTGTCCATCCACCTTAGCGAGCAAAGCATCCCGCCGCTCAAGTGCCTGAGCCAAAACAGCACTGTTGTCTGCAAGGATGCTGTCCGACTTCACTGAGTTGCGTATGTCAATCCAGTCGGATTCACCACGGTTGACGGAATCCCTCATAAGCTGGAGCCACGCAGACGCTTTTGCTGTGCCCTCTGGGTCGGTCATGCGCGCAATATCACTAAAGATGCGCCCCATAGCGGCCTCAGCCCGAGCAACCGGCTTGCGGCTTTGGTATTTAGCGGCCCCTTTAGCCCCCTTAATCTTCCGCAACTGAGCCATGTGAGCGACGCCCATAGCACCCGGCACGAGTGCTGTTAGGACATCCGATGCATCTTCCTCGCTAACAACATAGGTCAAAGCTGCCAGTTTGGCAGCCGTTTGCGGCGACGTTAAATCACTTCGCCAACGAATGTTTGGCAGCTTTTCGCCTCGGGCTGCCGCGGCCGCGGCTTCTGTAATATAGTCCTGTTCAAGAAACCACTGACCAAGGCGGCTTTCTACAGCCTTGCCCCAATCGGTTCGCATTCGATCACGCATTTGGCGAATAATCTGCTGACGGGTCTTCTCGTTAAACTTCAATTGCGGGAGCTTGTTAAGGTCAATGCCTTCTGCGTCCGCTGCTTTATTTAGCACGCTAATCATCTTGCCGGCCGAGGCAGAGCCGGCTGCTTGAAGCATTCGATATAAAGGCAGAAGCGTTGTCAGGGCCGTGATTGGCTGCGCCTTTAGTGACCGCAGAGGGTTCATTATAATGTGAACCATCCCGCCAGCCATTGCGCCCGGTAACGCTTCACCCTGACCAATGCCATACTGAAACCATGCAGCGGCCTTCTGCGCAAAATTGGCGTCTTTCTCTAGCTTGACCCCCGTGCTCCCTGTTTCGAGGTCGCGCAAAACATCAATCGCAGACGGGCCAAAGATTGCAGCTAGCTCACCCAGAGCACCGATATTCTCACCTAAATCCTCGTAAACATTGCGCCAAAAACCAGAGCCACCCATGCGGCCCATACGCTTTTTCGTAATGTCCTCCATGGCATTTAGCGTGTCCTCGTAAACCTCAAAGTACGCCTGCCCCCCTCTAGCCCTCGCCATTTTACTGTAGGTGTTCCGCAAATCGTTATACGTTTTTTCTAGGTTCTCATTTGCGCTCTTAGACAGGGCTGGCCCCAGACTGGAAAAGAGCAAAAACGTTCCCTCCGTCCCAACCATTTTAGCGGTTTCGCCAACGGCACCTGCGAGTGCCCCGCCGGCACGCGTTAGCGTTCCCGTTGCGCCCCCGACTTTTCGCCACGCATCAAGATCCTCGTACCGTTTAGCGTCCTCCAGTACCTTTTTGGCCAGGTTGGGAAAGTTACGAATCCGGCGACCGTATTCGATGAGGCTCTCATCAGGCTGCCGCTCTAACGAGGCCGCAAGCTTCTCTCGTTCGCCTTCTTCTTTCGGCAATTGCGTCGCCGTGCGCCTTGTTTGTATCGCCCTGTTAATCAAAGAAGCACCACCAAAAGCGGGGTCTCTTACCTTTAAAGATGCAGCGCGCCCAAGCGTCATGGCATCCAACTCTTCCGATGTAACTGCACCCCGAGAAGCTTCATGCTTCTCCTCGCCTGGTGTCATCCGCTGCTCGGGAACGTCCGTAATAGCAGACGCAGCAGCAGCCTGCATGGTGTCAGCGATGTGGGCACCGGGGCTCAAGCTCATGCCAACACCCTCGGCCTGTTTCGGGGTGCCACCTTTTAGTAGGTCTATTGCGCCCTCGATAGAGCCCTCTTTGACGGGCCTTGCGGCGTAGTCCATGACCTGCTGGACATCCTCGCGGCGCATCATGCTTAAGGGGATATTGACCCCGGTGCTTTGCCCTCCGAGTACAATGTCGCCCCCTTCGGTGCGCGCCGGAACCTCATAACCCGGACGCTGAGGGCCGGGCTCAGGCTCTGGCTCTTGAGACTGCAACACCTCAGGCTGTGGCTCAGGCTCAGGTTCAGGCTTAACCTCTTTGTCTTTGCCCGCCCTCAAGGCTTCAATCGTTACGCCCGCTTTAGACTTTTCCCATACATCATCCTCAGACAGGCCAAATTTTTCCTGTAGATGGCTGTAAACCTCGTCATCTGTATACCCTTCTTTCAGGGCATCTTTGATCCAAGCCTTAAGAGGTTTGGCCATTATTCTAATTCCTCAAGAGGGCGGCGCTTCCTTTTCTTTACGCCGGTTGTCTTACCAGCGTAAGTGTCAACCGCATCCCGAATTGTCTTATGCCGCCCCTCTGCTTCCTCAATGTCGGCGTCTATGCCATCAATAATTTTCTGCATTCGCACGCGGTTCGACGTAATCACCTCGCCCGCTAAAGTCATTTGGGCACTTTGCTTTTGCTGCTTCAGCAGCCTAACCTCTTGCGCAATGTCTCTTAGGGCTGAATCCCAACTACCCCGAGCCCTTGCTGCCATCGCGTCGATCGCCCGGCTGTTTCTGCCGCCCTCTTCATCACGGCGCGCCGCTATCACAGCTTTTTGGTACGGTGTAAGCGTTTCGAGCTTAAGTTTGTCAAAATCTAGTTTGTCGTAACGGTATTTGTCGTCAGCCAAACGCTTCGCTTTTCTTTCCGCATTTCTCTTTTTGCGAACCTCAAGCTGTTCTCTCAGGCGCTTTTCCTTCGCTCTTTGATAGGCGGTTTTCCTGCGGCTTTCCTCTTCGTTCATTAGCTCACGACGGATGTTGCCGGCTCGATTGAAATAAGCACGCGCTGCGTTAATGCGCTGCGCCGCGTCAGCCGCTCCTCGCTTATCATAATCACCGCGGTACAAATCCATCAACGAACGAGGTTGACCCCGAGTGTTCTCCGCTTTCTGAAGCTGGCGCACCGCCTGAAGCTCAAGGAGCCGGGATAAATCCAGCCTGTCTTGGCGCTGCTGTTGATCTAACTCAATGCCGGCACGGCGAGTAAGAAGCTCCTCCACCTCACGAGTTGCGGGCGTAGTCATCGCACCGCTTTCAACTACTTTACGCGCAACATTTTCGGTTGTCACCGAAGGCTGTGCGACACCGCCCGCAGCAACGGCCGCAGGTTTTGCCCCAGCCCGCGCCTCTGCTTCAGCTTGAGCCCCCTCAGAAACAAGCTTCTCACCCAATAAGGCTTGGGCTTCGGCGGTATTAAAATCAACACCAGCCTCTTTAAGCTCACGAAATGCGGCAGCGGTTTCCCGTCGTGCGTCTGCGGCAACTTGGTCCGAGGTTCGATCATCAGACCCCTCGGCCCCAAAAGGCGCACTAACCAAAGCATCAAATGCTTTCTCGCCTGCTGCCCGGCCTGTATCGGGGGCCGGGAGAAGCCCGGCCGCTAATGCATTCAGGTAAGCCGGTGATAACATTTCCGGGTTTACGCCAACGAGTGGGTCACTCTCTTCACCCGTGAGGTTGCCAGCAAAAGCGGCCTGCGCATCAGGGTCAGCAGGGCCAGCCTGTAAGCGGCCCACATTACGCTCAGTTAAAGGCGTGCCATCATCAAACACTACATCGGTAGCCATTCGCAGCGGCGGCTCTCCGGCTACATCCGGCAGAGCATCCAAGGGTACACCCACGGGAATCTGGGAAAGAATCGGAACACCGGCCGCCTGGACATCCGGGTAAGCACTAAGCGGCAGCCCGACCTCTTCTCGCTCAATAAGCTCAGGGTCTAAGCGGCCGACCATCATGCCCTCGGGCCTAAAGCCTAGGACTGTTTGCGGGCTGACATCATCCGAGGCAGCCGCCATAAAATCAGAAGGCCCCTGGGCTAACCGAGCAAGCACCTGACGAAGTAAATCGGTGCGGTCTTCGCCATCAACCTGGCCGGCCAACTCGTCGATGTATTGCATATACGATTCGGCCATACCTACACCGACGAACCTAATAGGCCGCCCACGGGGGCGGCAAGAGACAAGCTCGGAGGCAACGGAACCGAAACAGGCCCCCCGAGGCCGCCCGATGCAGCCTGGCGCTGGCGGGACAGGATGCGGTTAATGGCCTCCTTAAGAAGTTTGTCTTCCTCGCTGTCGGCTTGACCTCCACCCATGGGGATGCCTGCCGCTGTCTTTATGGCGGCTGTTGGGAGGTCGATAAGCAAACCTTCAGCCATCTTTTTGCCAATGTGCGCGCCGAGGCCCGCCTCGTACTTACTTGGCAAACCCAAGGTTTGGATAATAGCCATTATGTAACTCCTAAGTTAAAATCTTACCAGTCCCTTGGTAAACGCCAATTTCATTAAGATACATTTGCCGCTCGGGGCTTCCGGGCGGATACCGGTTTGCTTGTATCCTATAGTAATTAACCAACTCCGATGCCGTCGAAAACATAGTTTTGCGTTGCTGGATGTCGTCAGCAATAGCCTGAAACCTTGCGGCCCCAGCCGCTGCGTCGCGACGCGCATAGTCTAGCTCGCCCACCGCCTTGCGCTCTAACAACTGCCCGACATCCATTGCTGTCTGGGCACGAAACTGGTTGGCTGCCTGGCTCGCCTGAAGGGCGGCCTGGCGCGCTGATGCTTGCGCCCCGCCGCCAGCCAAAAGACCTTGAGCACCAGACCCAGCAAGCGTAGCGGCTCCGGGTGACGCCATGCCCCCCATCATTTGCCTGATAGCCTGCTGCCCGAAATCCCGCCTCGCCTGTATGGCTTTATCGTAGGCTTGATTTACACCAGCCCGGCCCCGGTCAAGCCCCTCAACGAGGCTTTGGGCTGTCCTGTTTATTGGGGCTTGAGTTTCAGGGGTTGATGTTTGGTCTGCAACGGATTCACCGGTATCACCAAGCCCCCAAGGCTTTAGAAAGGGTGTATACCAAGCCTCGCCTGGGTTTCTGGGTTTACCAAAAGGTTTTTTCGCCATGCTTCACCCCTTATTTCTGCAACTGCATCTTGCCAATAATATACACGTTTATACCTGATTCCGATAGATAGAAGTCTGTCGCCCCTGTCGGGAAACCGGAGGGGAACGCTGTTCCGTCCGCGCCATAAGTAACTCTTACCTCTAGGTATTGATCGGCACCGTTTAAGAGGGGCACCCCTTCTGCCAGTGCCGGATTTACAAAACAAACATCTTCCCGGTTGCCACCGGCACCAAACTGGTATTGCCGCCCCGCATAGTAGGGGCGTCCTGTTTGTGATGGCCACCCCCGACCTAGCGGCCCAGCAGTTGCGTGTGTTGAGTAAACCAAAGGGACCGGGAATAAACGCTCTTTCAGGATTGAGGGTGCCGCTGTTGCGCCTGAAAGCACGGACTCTAAATGGGCCACCTGCAAATAATCAAAACTATCAGCCTGAACCCCGTAAAGAATTCCGACGCCAACCTCAAATCTGCGCTGGGCTAAACTTACGGACCCCGGCAACTCGCGAATCAAATCGTTAATGCCGGCCAACTCGATAAACACATGGTGGATTGTCATGGGGTAGGGAATGGGAATGACGGCCTTATCCCACAGCACTTGTTGGGGTGCGGGTGCTGGAACAGCAGCGTTTTGAGACATTAGGTAACCATCGACGTTATCGCCCCGAATCATTTCGGTCGCTTTTAACAGGTTTACATTTTTGCAAAAGTAAAAGCTGTCTTCTTTCAGGGCTTCTTTGGGGTAAGCTGTCGTTGCTGCCACGCTTTGATTAAACCGACCGAAGCGACCCGCCTCCAGGCGTCGAGCGATTTTCGTGTCAATAGCCTCAAGTTGTGTTTGCACTCCGGTTGTTGCTGACTCAGCGGAAATGACACTGTTCGCTGCCGGCGTGGTCAAAGTTAAACTGTCAGCGTCGCGCCCATAAAGACCGTCAACCGGTGCGTTTTGTGCTGGATATGGGGTGCCGCTGTTTAGCGCATCGCCGATCACTGTTTGCGTGTCGCGCTCGCACACCACCACGTTAAACGACGCCCTCAAGTGGCAAGATGTGATAGGTGTAACGGGCGGAAAGATATGCCATTGGTATGTTTCATACGGGTCAATGGTTAGTGATAAATCCCTGAGTATCGCCGGGTTCCTAGTATTAAGATTTGCTGTTAAATCTACGCCACTCATAAACAACTCGGCCAACTGAACGGCTTCCGGCACACCGTCAACTGTTGAAACTGAGCTTGCATCGGGGTTTGTTGTCACCTTTGACAGGGTAACCTTGATGTCTGACCATCCAGCGGAATTGGGTGAGGGGTACCCCGAGGCGGTTATAATATCCCCTTGGTTCATTTGGTCAAAACTAAAACTTATTGAATCCAAAACAATGGTTGGGGTGGCTGATGACGATATTCGATTAACGTCAAAGTGCTCTTGCAGCGGCGGTAGTGTAAAAAACAGTTTTTGGTCGCCGCTTATCAGTGAGAGATTCCAGCTAATTGAAAATGGTGCTGCCGCCTGTTTGCGTTGATCTGCCACAAACTCAGCGGCAAAGTTTCCCGCTACACCGGCAAGGTTGCCCGTCACATGCGACGGCTCAAGTGCTACACCAAGCGGCAGTTTTTTGTCGTCTACCTTAGACACGCAACTGCTCCCTGAAAAATATAATAAACGTCGGCTGCCCTGGGTGCATCGTATGCGGTGCCCCTGAGGCCCATGAGTAATTTGCTGACGTTCCCTTATCGCTTGCAAACGCCAAACGGAAACGCACGCGAGCGAACTGATGCACAGGAATGTTTAGGCTGCGCTTTTCCAGTAACATGCTGGGCACGCCGTTGGCTCCCTGTCTCGCATCAATGGGGGGGACCGGAAACATATCGTTTGCTGGCGTGTTCTGATTTAAACAACGCGCATCGTGAACCTTGGGATCGAAATTAAAATAGTGTAACTCTTTGGCGTTAAGCGTGCGGTCTTCTGGTGCTGTTAAGTCATCTGTATCAATCAACAGTTGAAGCAGTGAAACATCATCTGTGGGTTTTGGGCCGCCGGCATAAGAGAACTCGATTGGCCACAAGATGTTGATGTGCTCAATATGCACGCAAACTGTGTCGATAATAACCGGGCGATCAAAAATTGCTGATGTTGTCCAAACGCCGCCATCATCCACAAGCAGGGTGCCATCGGTTTTCGTGGCGGCTTGAACCCCTTTGGCTCTGTAGTGCTTCACGTTAGGCGTAACCGTTGTGTCCTCCCACGAATACCACATCCAAGGCGGTGAGTGGGATAGGGCACCAGCAGCAGCGTTGTGCTTTCTTGGGTACGCCCCCAGACAAATACAACTCAAGGAGCGAGACCGAGCAACCGCCTCAAGCGGTAGGTCGTTATTATAATTAACTACATCGCTAACCGCTTTAGCAATACGGCTTCCATCAATCGTTGAATCAGTTGAAAACTGCTCGTCTGTAATTTTGCGGTTACTCATGGCACGCTTACGATGCTCCCCACGTTTAAATAACAAGCAGGCGAAGGCAGCCCGGTTAAATTAATACAACCAGAAACCGCTGCGTAGTTAGTATTTACCGCATCTTGATTCCTCACCAAAAGGCCGACGGTTTGCGTGCCGTGAAACATGCAATCAGAAACAACAGCAAAGCCGCCTGCCTGTATGTTAACGTAAGAATCAGTTGCCGACGCTTGCCTGTTGCCTTTAAATAGGTGGCACCCGACCAGCACCAAGCGCGCTGTTGGCTCTACCACAATCGCCGGGTTAACACCGTCACACTTAAAGGTGACGTTGCGGATAATAGCGGAACCTTTGATTGTAATTGGCGTTTTGCAGATCGCCCCTGGCGATCCCGTAATAGACACCCTGTTGCCGGTTACATCAAAACCGGGGCGACCTCCGCCCCCCAGAACAGCACCAAAGTCTTTGCTTTCGGTTTCTCGGAATTGGTCTTGGTCGGATACCCGATTACTCCCAATCAGCGAACCTATTTGATTGATGTCTAGCCCTATGTCTTGGAAGACACGAGACACATCAGAAGTAAATGCCCGCTCTGTAACCATTAGGTGCGCCCCTTGCGCCGACGACCACCAACAGCGAAGACACCCAACGACAACCTGTGAAGTTTGAGCTTGTCTGCTTTATCTTCACACCAACCGTAAATGCCCGCTTTTATAGAGGCCCCTCGGGCGTGAGCACTCAGGACGAGACTGTTTAACTCAGGGCTGTCGATGAGATACTTATCGGCCGCTGTCGTTACAGGTGCCCACTTTGCCACACTGTCGAACACCCTACGGTTGTTTAACATGCGCTCTCGAATCGTTTGAAGCGATTGATAACGCCTAGTTGCTAGTGTGGGGCTGTTATAATCTGGATATTGTCCTGATCTAATCTTGTAATCCCCGCTAAAAATAGCGTTGTAAATGTTGCTCGTTGCTTTGGTTGATGACTCAAGGGTTACATTTAAAGCACGAGCTTTTAGTTGCTGCCCCTCGTTCATCCCTATTTGACCAGTTTGATAACCCCACTCCACCGCGGTCTGTAAGCGGTTGCCAGTATTCCTTGAGGTCGCTGCATACTTGTGCGTGAAATTGTACACCAAGCATGGCACGGCCGCATAAGCTCCTGCTGTAGCGTCCCACACAAGGGCACCACTGAAAGCAAGGTTGGGGTTATAATCAGCATTTGCGTCCGCCGTCAGGCGCAACACAACGAAAGGAATGCGGCCGACTTGTGAGCGGTTTGCCGTGTTTAAAGCCGCGCGCTGGATTCTTAGCTGATTGACGCCTGGCGTAAACGTAAACGCAGAATAAGGGCGGCTGTGCATTGTTGCCGCAGACCCCTCAAGCGTAAAATTAGAATCATAAGTAAAGGTCAGGTCAAACGCGCCGGATGCACCGCCGGCTGCTGGCCACGCCGCCATTGACTCCACATCAATAGTAATCTCGTAAATCTTCTTTGAGAAATCTGCGCTGTTTATAACCTTGGGTGGATTCACATAAACGCACACGGGATTGTTTAACGACCACGAGCCCCCGCCACCGCTTGGGATGCTGTAGTTAAACTGGCCGTAACCGTAATGCCTGTGGTCTTCGGTCTGGCAGCTTCGGTCAGTAGCACCCCCAAGCCCTAGCTTACACAGGTAATAGCTACTTGTTTGTGTGGCTGGGTTTAGACCGTTTTCGTCGCTGTCAAACAAGCCGCCGGCTAAATACACGCCCGACGCATCTGACATAATCTGGAGGGCCTCAACCGTTTGCCTGCTGTAGACTTCTGTTGTGCGGTTATTTGCCGCAAGCGGCCAGATTGACCAAGACTGCTGCCTAAACTGATAAACCAAAATGTGCGAGGGGTACGCCACGAGAAGGCTTTCGCTTTCGGGTTCGTAACTTAGGGTTGGTTTGCCTTCGTGTTTATAAATAACGCTTGGCTGCGCTTTGGCCCCCCCTGATCCATTAGCCGGAAAATACTGCGACATTGGATCAACAATACCATCACCCCAATAAGGCATGATTGCATCAGAGATGTCCTTTACTGCCTGGTCCGCACCAGCGATGTGGCACCCTCTCGACGAAACCCAAGCCACACCAAACGGCGTTGTGCAAATAGCGCGGGGCCCCACGCAGCCCGCCCTGTCGCTTAATTTAACATGATGAACGTCCACCACATTAGCCATTGCCGGCCCCGCCGCTACGCGATGGTTGAATGCTACATAGTGCGCTTCTGTTTCTGTAAGTGCGTAGATGTTATTGTTGAACTGTCCTAACGCAACAATCTCACCCTCAGTTTGAAACTCCGCAAAGTTGTCGGCCATAATAGCCCCAGGCTGCCCGACATCCGAAAAGTATAAAACACTGCGTTGCGCATAAACAACGCGATTCTTACTAAGCACTGCGCACGTGGCCCGTGGAAACTCAGACTTGTTAAGGTAAACAAAGTTTGTGCCATTCAAGCCGCGCGTGCCCGCTACCGGGCGAATAACCGAACCCTCAGAATAACCTTGCTGATTGTTTACACCGACAAAAGCACCTGCCTTCATTTGCACCGGTCGAAAGTTATCTACGCTTATCTTTGCCACTCTTGTCGCCGCAACATCAATGCCGTGATAAACCCACACCCCATAAGCCCCGAGACACAACACCACCGAATCACCCACCTGAGCAAAGCAGGCATCTTCGGTCTCTTTGTCGAAATGCACACCAATGTAATCCATCGGTAAATTCGGGTCTGGTATCAACGGGTTGGTAATTTGGTTTGCGGACTCAAAATGGTTGTGTGCCTCGGGAATAGTCGTGTTTGTTGTAAACTCCGAAGTGTGTACGGTTAACACCTCTTCCCACTGGTAACCTGTATCGATGTCGTAAATAGAAACAACAACAGATGCCAGGTTGCCCTCAATAGCCCTCAACCCATTAAGCGGTGAGGTAGTGGGTGCTGTTCCGTTTGATACTTGAATATCAGCCTCAAACACCGACAGCACCTGCTTGTGCCCAAAGTTGCCTCGATAGAAAAAGCTTCCAAGGTGACGGGTGTAACCCCCGCTTCCTGTAACAGCCCCCTGCCATGCGTTCATGGTGGTGCTGTCTAACTGTTCAAGCTGACCAAAGCCGGGGCGGATCTGGATGTTGTTTGAACGGTCTGGACGCCACAAGTTAGCAAACCAATCGGTTTCGCTGGGGTCGCGCAGGTCAATTCCCGACTTTGGGAGAATGTCTATTTCAGGGTATTTTGAAGCCATTTAATAACCCTAAAATAAATGTGTAACCGTTACGTTATCAAACGCTGACTGAATCTGCCCATCTTGGAGGTAGCGCGTGAAGTCTTCTGTGCTTCTAGCTGTTTGTTGCTCAAGCAACTGATTGGGTTGACCGTCCCTAATGAAGTACCTTCGGGTGCCCAAAAGGACGACTAACTCATGGAATTGATCCATTACGCCACCCTCAATAGGTGAGGATGCGTCGGCAGTATTGAAGTCGGTGCTTCGACGGGGGAAATACTCGATCGCAAGCTGCTCAGGAAACTGGCCGTTAAAAAACAACGTGTAATGCTGAAGCATATAGTTAAAGCTGTTCCCGCTAAGACTAAGCATCTCCCCACGGCTTACTGGTGTTAGCCGCCACCGCCTTGTTTGATCTGCGTCCGGGCCGGTGCTCACACGGTACAAGTTGGAAATGGTAGCAATAGGCCCATGGTTCGTCACATAAGCCCCAACACCACCGCTCGTATCAACGTAAGGCCCCATAAGCGGCGTGTTGGCAGCTTTGCCGGGGTAAAGAATATTGATGTTGTTTAAGTTTAAGGCGTAAGCCGCTGGCTTCACGGCCGCAGGCTGGGCGGCGTAGTTGGCTGCGTTTGCTGAGGTGAGGTTAATAAACCTCAAAAGAATGTCCGGCCGATGCTGGCGCACAAACTTAAGCCAATCATCAAGACCAAAATTCAAATACTGATTTACCTGAGCGTCTGTTAAAAACGTACCGTCCGGGTCATCAACATAATCACGGAACAAAGACCGAGCTTCTGAGACCATCATTAGAAGCCACCTCCTTGTGGGGGAACCTCAAACATAGCGGCCTCTCGCTTTCCGGCTTCCCGGTTTAGGGCTCCCTCAGAGGTGCCCCCCGCTTGCATTTGAGGCATCGCCTCACCGGGAAGCATTGGGCCGCCAGGTAATCCACCCATACCCATAGGTTGCTGCTGGGGCTGCTGCTGGGGCTGGCTTGAGTAAATAGGAGTTGATAGCTGCTCAATAGCCTGGGGATTGCCCTGTGCCACGATGGCCCTGTAAGCATTATTAACCGAAACCTGTAACTCTTCAGGAAGCTCTCGCATTTCGGATGAGATGCTAAACTCCGCAAATACTTCCAAAAGCTGCGGAAGAGGATCGGTTGGGAGTATCTCCACATAATCGCCATCAAGAACGGCCTCAAGCACATCCAGCGCATAGTTATAACTACGAACGGTTTGAGCGATCTGGCTGTCCATGCCGAAGAAGTTAATCGCCCTCCGGGCTTCTTCAGGTGTAATGAGTTGCATCTGAAACATTTGCAGTGCTCGACGCTCGCGGTTTTCTGCTGTGCTTGCGAACAAGCTTCCCGCCTCGATAAAGATGTCTGGTTGGTCAGTGAGGTCAGTGCCTTTGATTTCTTTGTAGAACATCCCGCCGTCGATGTTGAACATCTTAACCATTTTGCCTTTGCTGAAATACTTCTTAGCAAGGATCAAAATCTTCTCGGCTATTTGGATGGCGGTTTGCTCAATGCTATCCTGAACACCCTGTAACTGGCTCAGGTCTTGATCCACGAGGGCGTTAATCGCAGCACCCGATTGAACACCGGAAACGCGCTTGCCCAAACTTGCCCCATGAATACCAGCCAGGTCCATAATCTCCGACTGCGTGCGGCCAACATTATCCATAATGTAGCCAGGCAACGGTGCTGGTGACGCTTGAGTGGGTGGGGGTGCAGATGGGTTATAACGAATCTGGCCGCCCGGCTCGTTGGTAATCTTTTCAACTCCAGAGTTAACTGGATTCAACCACTGAACATTACCAAGAAGTTTGGTGTTGCTCACAATCGCCGAGCGTTGCGCGTTATACTCCCGCTGTGATGAAATAAGCGGCTCAATCGCCCCCATCCCATGAAACCGACCCGGAAGGTGGTGATATGTCATGTGGTTTATTGGCCACGGACCCGTTCCGTCCCATTCCTTTTTTTTGTCCTTATAAAGAACTTGGTCGCCTACGGTAATCATGTGGGTACCGTTGCGGTCCCAAAACTCGTAAACTTCATACCGGTCAACCTTATAGGTTGAAGATTGGGCGTAATCTAAAAGGTAGGGTCGGTTTTCTCGGGAGAAGTTTACAGGCGTAAGCTCGTCGAGCTTAACCTTTGGGTATCGGCGCTTAAGCTCTGCCTTGGTGATGTAGTCGCGAACAATCAGCCAATCGCTCTCTTTCATGCTCTCGGCACCAGGCTGAACCAAAAGATTATAAGGCGAGATAACTTTGAGTTTTATATCGCCCTCTTCTTTGCAGTAATAAGTGTGTAAACCCACATTCCCACAGGTAATCAACCACTGGTTGGCTTCTTTGAACTTATCACTAAACTTGTTGCGGTCCCAAATATACTGGACCAAAGCAGCATCTGACTTAGCTTTAACTAGGTCTTCTCGACTTGGCGACGCAGGGCGCGCACTCACATGAGGCGTCGCCACACTAAGCATCGAATAGAGGCGGTTATAAATAGGAAGCAGTAAGTTAATCGTTAGGCGGACGATTCCAGGCTTGGGGGTCGTTGTGATCCAAGTACCGTCGGTCTGCCTGCGTCCGTACTGCAAACCCTCCACGAACCGCCTGGATGCGTCCCAGGCATACATGCGCTCCCACATCCACTCGTCAGAGTTTCTGACGTGTTCGCCTATTTTGCCCGCCGTAATTTTCTTACTGTCGCCGTAATAGCTGTCGCCCATCAATCAAGCCCGTCCCCGACGCCAATATGTAATTGCTGCCCTGCTGCGGCTGCTTCGTATTCAGCTTCACGCTTGAGCCTGCGCAAGCGGCCCCATGCTTTAGTCGCCCGCTCGAAAGCGAAGACTAAGCACGAGACCGCAGCGCATAACTCAAACGCAAATGACATCACTACACGCGAGTGTACTGAATGCCAACAAGGACACCCAAAGCACGAGGCTTCTCAGAAACCAGATCGAAATACTGCTTCCAGAAACCTTCGCGGATGTCGGTCATGCGGCCGGAACCTGCATCACGAGCCTGCGTAACAATATCACCGGCATCGTTGAACTCTTGGAATCCGCCAGGGCGCAACGTGTAGGTGTTAATGGTGTCACGCACCACAAAGTAAACCACACCAAGCGGGGCCTGGTTGGAGACCTTGATAGGCACACGCTGGTCAAACATAAGCTCGCTGGTCGTGAAACCACCTTTAGCATTCGTTTCACCAGGCAGGTATTGCGGCCCTTGGCCACCACCGCCAATAATGGTGTCTTGGAAAATGTCCCGGTACTCGGAGCGAGTGAAGCGGTTCATAATCAAGCAATCGACGTTCTCGCCGCAGTTGTCCTCAATGGCATCAACAAGACGCTGCATGGTGGCAAGGTCGATGTCAGTGCCCGAGCTACGACCGCCAGCGGCAACAGCCGCAGCGTTACGAGGCATCGAGTAAGCAAACCCACGAAGCACGGTGTTAGTTACGCCGGCTCGCGGATTGCTGAAGTAAGCATCATCCCAACCAAGGGCATTTAAGCCGTGGCATTGCTCGGTAAGAATACGGGCACCAGTACCAACATTGTTGGTCTCAACAATCATCAAGCCACTTGTTGCGACAAGCGCAGCGTCGGCCGAATCAGGGCCTTCACCAGCGTTTGAAATAGACTCAATGGTAACGGTTCCATCCGTCACGTTGCAGGCCGTGATCTTGAAAATCTGCCCGTTTGCGGTTGGCGCACCACCCGTTGCGTCCTCAAGGTAATTCCAATTGAGGGCGTTGTCTCGCGGCACGTTGGCAACCTTGACATAAAACACGGTGCCGGCACCAGTGTGCTCGGCCAAACGTGCTGCAATGTTGTTTGCGCCGGAAACTTTACGCTCTGTGTGCGCTACACCACCACCACCGCCGGCAGTACCAGCAGCTTGGTCAATCAGCCACCCCCAGCAACCCTTACCGCAGAACATATCCCGGTCTAAGCTGTGGCGGATGTCTTGTTCGAGGCCGCGCATTTCGCTGAACATAGCGCCAACAAAGGCGGCTTCACTGCCACCATTACCCGGCGCAGAAGCCTCAGCTTGTCCCGTCACGCTAAACGAAGCGTAAAGACTGGAGTAACCAACGGTAAGCGTCAGGTAATCCTGATTGCTTGCAGCCGGAACAACTTGCCCCTCAGCACCGTACACAATCGAACCAGCCACAACACCACGCGTATGCAGCGGAATAATGACGTTCGAGCCAGCCCACTGGTGAGGGCCTTCAGAAAAAAGGTTATAAATAAGGGCTTCGAGATTCAACTGCTCCCGAATAGGCCCCTCGTATTGGCGTTTCAGAATATCTGAAATGCTATTTAGTAATGTAGCCATCTGGCTAACTCCTTAGCGGGATCGCCGCCTTCCTTTATTAAAGCTCTTTTGCAAATCCCGCAGAGTGAAAGGTTTTTTGCTTTGAACATTTTGTTCAGTCTCAGAAACGACCGGCGACGATGCCCCAGAGCTTGCAGCCCTTGACGGCAGGCCGTCGGAAGAATCAGCGGAAGGCAAGGCTTCAGGTTGCCCATCCGACCGCTTATACCCATGACGGGTTAGCACGGCGTCTTCCAGCTTGCGCTCGTGCTCCTTGAAAACTTTAACTGCTTCTCCGATGTCGGCTGATGGATCATTATGCAGGACTTGTAAAACGTAAGCCCTGGCAGAATGTTTGTCGTGAACATCGGGAACCTCAATCGCCGCAGAGAGCTTCTTCTCGTACTCATTCACCATGCGCTGAATTTGTGCCTGCTGAAACTGCTCTTTGTTCTGCGTTGACTGTGTTTTGGTTTGTCGAACCTCCTGAGCTAATTCGACAAGAAGTTGGCCAACCTCTTCGTTATCAGTTTCGCCTGCAAGTTTTTGCACGCGCTCCATAAACGGATCGGCTTTGGCCTCCTCTGGCTCTGCTGCCTTCTCAGGTTGCGCTGTCTGGCTATGCGCTTCCATCAACTCAAGGCGCTTTTGTAGCTGCTCGTTCATCGCTTTCAGGTGTTTAGCTTCCTCGTTCTTCTCTTTAAACCGGTCGTAAGGGATCGGTCCAGGCGAAGAACCCGTGGCCTCGGGTGAGGAAACTTCCGCCGGCTTGGCCTCGCTGGCAGGTTCTGGTTGCGACTCAACTTCAGCTTGCGCTTGGGCTGGTTCAGGCGATGAGGTCTCGGCTGCGGGTGACGAATCCGGTACGTCTATTTTCGCTAAGATGTCATCGAGCTTGAGTTTGTTTGCCATGATGTCGCTCCTGGCCTGGCGTAAAGACACGGCTATCGCAGGTCGCCGAGTAACCTCAAAATACGCGTGTTATTATTCGCTCCGAACCCCTTCCGTCAAGGACTCCCTACGGGCAAGTGTTGACACACGAGATTTTGTTTGCTACATTCCTACTGGTCAAAATCACAACCAAGGAGGTAAATAATGACCAAAACGAGACGCAAAACGAGACGCTCATGGATGCAAGAGGACAAGTATTGGGTCAGCTTCAGCCATGGGGTTTATTCGGTCAGCTTCAATATTGCTGAAACCTTTGAGCGCATGGGCAAAAGCAAACGATGGAAACACGCCTTAATGGCAGGTGTTGACGCTCACAGGCTTGAGATGGGGCACGACCCAAGGTTCCGGGTCACTATGATTCACGGGCGCAATGGGTATGCCAAACACTGCGACAGAATTATGACGCGCATCTTGAGCAACACCATGGACTGCCGGGGTGTCAGGCGGCGCGCTACAGGCCCCGTGTACTCTGTTCACAGCGGAAACGTAGGCTATGGCGGGCGCTCTTATGGGGCGTCAGTATCAATCGACCCAGACAGCCGCTACAACAACAGCCTCAAATCAGTTGCCTACAGCATGACAACAATGCTGCACGAGCTTGCTCACTATGTCCATCTTTGCACCGTGTACCCAAGCGTGATCAAAGGGGTGGATCGCTGCCATGATCGAATGTTCAACGCAATCATGTGTGAAATGGCTCGTTACTTCTGGGGTTACGACCGCACACCTATGACAGCAGGATACTCAGTGGGTCGAGGTTATGCGCCTACCAGGCACCTGCGAAAATGGTTGGCCGAGCAACTCACGAAAGAGCTTGATGGTGAAGAGTACCCACGGGTGATGGATTGGATTGACTGGCAATGATTTACCGCAAAACACGAAACAACTGGTCTGGAACTTATTACAAGCCCCTGACTCCCAAGCAGTCGAGGCGCGTAATCAGACGATGGCGCGAACACATGAAAGACGGAAGCATAAAGGGTTGTGAGGTGTACAGCCTTATGCTGCACAACGAAAACCCAAGCTGGCCCCTCTGGCGCTGTATCACTCGCATCCGCAAAGAGACTCAAGTGGTTGAGGTCTCAAGCATCTCACCCTTGTCACCAAGGACGAAGCTGCGCCCGGTCAAGCGCAAGCCTGCGCCGGTCAGCTAATCAAGCCCATCATCGTAGAATCGGCCTGGCGTCTCCTCGTACTTCCTGGCGTTTGCCAGGAGGTCGAGGCGTTCGCCGGTAAATGCGTCGATGCCGGTTGTGTTCTCGAACATCACAACCTGTGAGGCTGACTCGGGCCTGAAGTCTTTGATTACCTCCTCGCGCACCGAAGCAACCTGCTCCAAACCCTCCAAGCAAAGGGCCGCCGCAAAAATCATGTCATCGTGGCAACCAGGCGATGCGTATGGCTCACCCTTGTCGTTGTAAACAAAGCTTCCGATTTCATTGATAAGCACCTGCGGCAAATCCTTGACGGTTTCGGTGGCGATATACTTGCGCAGGCGGTTCAAGAGGATCGCCCGGTTTGATTTGTTGGTGTAAAAACCAAGCTTCTCGACGTACTTAGCTGCCATCTTATCGTACACGAAACGCCGATAAAGCCGTGGGTACTGGTCAAGCGACAACTCTTCTTGAACCGCTGCCCCGACATGGTTCACTTCGCACACGATTAAAGCGTCGTTGTATGAGCGCGCCATTTTTTGGACGCTTTGCGCAAACTGGTGGACGGGGACGCGTGCGTAATACCATGCGACGGGCTTAATCTTTTCTTTGTTTGTTACGTCCATAACCATGGCGGCACTGAAATCGCCTGTCGATGAGCCTGTTGCGGTGTCAACACCCACCACATAGACGTGCCCAGGGGCTGCATCGACGATTTTGTCGTGCGGTTTCGTCACTTCTTGGGGGAGCCAGTCGCCCTCAAAATACATATCACCCGAATGAAGGAAGGCTTCTTGCGCGCTGGCTGGGTACTCTTGGCTGAACCTCTTCCAATCATCGTCACATTTTTGACTCAAAGCCCACTTAAGCCACCGAATCTGCGCACCCGTAAGGTCATGGTCTCGAACATACTGCTGTTCTTCCGGCTCAAGTTTGCGATTGATGATCTGCATAATCTCATCATCAAACTCAATTGGTACGCCCTCGTAATCCGCTAGGCCGCTGCCTGTGTCGATCAGTTGGTACTCATGCAGAGCCATCCAAGGCAGAAACACCTTCTTGTAGCCGTTTTGGCTTACCCACCAGCTATAGAAATGGTTGAAACTGTTGGCTGTCGTCTCGACAAAGGCCGCACCTCGGTCGGTCAGTGACTGCATTGCGGCAGTAAACACCAACTCAGCCTTGTCCCAGAAGGCCATTTCACTGCAATGAAGGTAATGAACCGTGGTTCCACGCAGTTTGTCCGGCGAGTTTGCCGTTGCAATACGCACATAACCAGTGTGCTTCTTGAATACCAACTCGGTCTTGGTAGAATGCCTTAATGGGAACGCCTCTTTCATCCAGTCGGGCATACATTCGTAAAAATTTTTGTAGATGCTAAAAATTCTTGCGGCTGCCTCGGTCTCGTGGGCTAAAACCACGGCTCTCTCGTTTGGATTAAACAAGACTTTCCAGAAAAAGAAGCCAGCGATCCATGTAGAAATACCCTCCTGGCGGGCCTTCAGGCAGCCGACGCGCTTCCTGCCCCCACGAACCACATCCCAAACCTGCCGCTGCGGTTCATTCCAGTTAAACGGAATGAGGCGGCCTTTCTTGTCTACAATCTTCAGAACATCTGAGGAAAAAAATTCAAAATTTAGCGCGCACTGATCCAAGTAAGCCTGCTTTGTAGGGCTTAAAGGCACGTTTAAACTTCCTTTCCAATGACTGCGCTAATCTTTGCGTAGTGTTGTCTCATTTCACCTAGTCCCTCTTTGATTAAAGCCTCGGTGTCTTGCACCTCTTTGTCAATCGAATCTAGGCGGGTCACCCATTGCAGGCGCTCGTCGTCGTATTTTTTTACAACTTCCATGAAGCGATCACGAACCTCGGCCTCTCGCCGGTTGCAGTCTTCCATTTGCTCTTTGAGTTGCTTCTGAAAGTTGTCGGTAAGGTCATCCAGGCGCTTAGTCATCTTAAGGTACAACCAAAAGATAGCCCCTGAGGCCAACCCAAGTGCCCCAAAGTCTGCCAGCATTTGGAGAATCTGGGAGGAATCCATTACTTAGCCATGAAGCTGACAAGCAGTGCCGTCACAATCGGAGTAGCCAAACCAACCAGCGTTGTAAGGCGCACAACCGAATCACTAATGCGCTTCATGTCCTCGTCAAGCGTATCAATGTCTTTGAACAGGGCTTTGATCTGAACATCATGGCCATCAATCCTGGCCTCAGCCTTGGCAACTTTAGCTTCAAGAACCATTGGATTGCGTCTTTAAAAGCATCAGGCGATTTTCCAAGGCGGCATCAACCCCGTCAGCAGACTCATCCTTAAGCATCGGCTCAAGGCTGTTGATTGCTTTGAGCGCAACCTCCAGAGCTTTCGGGTTTGCTTCGCCGTCAATGGCCTGGTTGATAACCTCAAGCTTCATGCGCTTAATGTCCGTCATGTCTAAGGTCTCAGCGTTCAGGCCCTGAATAGCTGCCAGGATTCCCCGTAAGTCACTCATTCGATTGCCATCCAATCCTTCAGGTGATCGAGCAGTGCGCGGACCGATCCAGCAGCCTCAACTCGGTTTCCCTCATATTCCAAACTGGCCAGGTCGTTCAAGCTAATCACACCAAGAAGGTATGCAGCAGCACAAACAGAGGTCTCATTAACCACCTCTTGGATCACCTCTTTAACGAACAAACCGCTGTCTGGGTACACGCTCCAGTGCCCCCGGTGGGGGTTTCCATTAGATTGAGCCATGCGCTCCATAAGCAGATCAACCTCAGGAAGCATGTACTCCCGAGCCTTCTCCTTCAGCTTATGCTGTTTGTACTGCTCCAAAGCTCTGCGCCAACTCGCAGGGGAAGCAGGATCAACACCCAAACTAGAAACACCAAAAGCACAAACCCAGCTTCGGAGCGAATCAACTTCCCGAGCAGCCCACCTAAAAGTGCCCCCACGCTCCTCAGTCCTTCCCCAAAACTCAAGCATCGCCCTCAGGCAATCAGAATGAACACAAGGCCCGCACACATCATAAAGGAAATGCTTCTTCCCGTGAACAGGGCAAGGATCAGTTAAACCCCCCGCTTCGGAGGAGACACTAAGCGATCCATCTGCTCCAACGTGAGAATCTCCGCCAAACAATACTGACACCTCTTCAGCCTGACCTTATCATAAGAACCAACACGCTGCCGAGGTTCTGGCAACTCACGGCTCTGGCTCGTGGCAACACACTCAAGAGTACCCACATCACAAACAGGACAGAACAACATAAAAAAAATACCAAACTAGGGGTAACCTCAGACTGTCAGTATGGCAGTCCAAACCACAAACCTGCAAACCCCTCTGAAACCACAGGTTTTTTCCAGGGCTTGACGAGCACTTTTCTTCTCGCGTACAAACGCATGGTAAGTCGATAGCTTCATAGGCACTAAGGCTTACTCCCACACAACAGTGACCTAACTGCTCGGGCAAGCCCAGTGAAGAGGGTTTTTCTCTCTTGGGTAATCAGACAACACAAGGCAGGGAGCAGGAAACTCTGAGGGTTTTGAGGGTTCCCGCAGTTGTGAGGGGCACATCCAACGGGCCTAGGGGGGTCATCACAGCGAGGCGGGGTCGAGCAAAATCAACGGCTTATGCGCATCGCGCAGGCAGCCAGGCATCAAAAGCACTCGGGAGCAACCCCAGCCAAACAGACCTCAAACACCCCAGAAAAGCCCCCCAAAGGCACCCTGGAAAAACCCCAGCCAATGGGTACCCCTTCAGACCCTTAGGACCACCCCGAACCAGCCCCGGTTCAGCCCCTAAGCGCTCGGGGGGTCCAACCCCTAAGTGCTCGGGGGTGACCACCCCACCCCAGGGGCTCTCCAGGCGGCGGGGGCAGGGGGTCCGCCTGAGGGGTAGCGGACCACCCCCCGGCACCCTGCCAGATTCCCACCCTCTTATAGGTCCCCAAGCGCTCACGGCGGGAGCCCTTGAGCGACCTTGCGCGAGGGGGTCAATCCGCCCCGGTCTGCCGGCAGGCAGAAACACCCCCTAAAAAACCTGACCTTCAGCGCACCCCCTGAGCGAGGACGCCCCGAAAACATGCCGGAAACCCTAGAAAACTGAATCTTTTTTGGCCACCCCTATTTCCCTGCAAAAACAGCACCTTAGCCAGTACTTTTCGGAGGGCTCGCCAGAAAAACCCTGCTGTTTGTGCTGCAAAGGGTTGTTTATAATAAACGCAGGGTCCATGGAATATATGTCAGCAGGGGGCAACGGCTGACGACCAACCAACCCCTAGAAGGAAACGAGACAATGTTTACTATCCAAGAACTCGAATTGATTTGGATCAAGCTCATCGCGGCATCGGGCAGCATGGAAAAGCAAGCTGCGGAATGTCGCGCCTATGGTCTCGACGGAAACGCCGCCGCCATCACTAAGGGCATTGCTGAGGTCGTCGCCCTTACCGCTAAGGTCGAAGCTGCAATCGAGGCGAACACGAACCCCTGCAACCCCTACCGCCACACCTACTCCTAAGGCGAAACGCCCTACGGGGCGTCCAGGGACTAACGGGCAACCCCTGCTGATGAGCCAGCCCACAAACGCCGCAAGGCAGAAACGAGACAAACCATGTTCCAGGCAATCACTACAAAATACCTCGCAGCCACCGAGCACCGAGGCGAGCGCGTCAAAGCGACAGCGCAAGCGGGATCGGTCACCCTTCCGTGGGATTATGGTTTGAGCACCGCCGAAAACCACGAGGCAGCCGCTACAGCCCTGGCACAATCCGAGGGCAAAGACTGGTTGCTGAAGGGCCAGGCGATGTTTGCTGCTAACGGTCGACGCCTGGAGGGCGGCGGTCTTCCCAACGGGACCGGGTACGCCTGGGTTTTAGTCAACCAACGCTAAAGGCGAAACGCCCGCAAGGGCGTCTAGGGACCAACGGGCAACCCCTACTGATGAGCCAGCCCATAACGCCGCAAGGCAGAAGGAAACGAGACCATGAGCATTTGCACGACCCTACCCCGATTTGAATTTGAGTATGAAACCGGAAAACTTAAGGCATATACATCGCTCGGTTCCTACCCGCTTTTATATCTCGACAAGTCAAACAGCGTCCTTTGTCCGTGTTGCGCAAATGAGGCGGAAAACGCGTTCACTGAGGCAGAGGCCGAAGACCCCGGGCAAAACGGCTTCTTGGCGGATGGTTTGCCCGTTTCTGCCCACGTCAATTATGAGGGCGACACCTACTGCGACGAATGCAGCAAACGCATCGAGTCAGCATACGGCGAAAACGATTAAGACGAAACGCCCGCAAGGGCGTCGCGGTGGGGTGGTTCCCATCGCCTGACGATGTCAGCCAACATGAAAGGAAACGAGACGATGACCAAAAAAACGAGACGCGATTTTATCAACGACGAAGTGGCAAAGGTCGCGGGCGACATGACCAGCCTGATGCGTGAGGGTGTCGCCCCTTGGCAGCGCGGCTTCATGCCTTCCCTGGGAAGCGACGGCGAACCGGTCAGCATTTTCGGGCGGCGGTATAGCGGGCTAAATGCAATGGTTTTGACCATGCACGCCACGGCGAACCGTTATGACCATAACGTGTGGGGCACCTATGGATCCCTCAAAAAGAAGGGCTACCGAGTGAACCAAAAGAGCCATGCTCGCATCCTTTGTTGGTGGAAAACCCAACTCAAAGACGAAGACGGCGAAATCGTTCTAGACGATAACGGCGAGCCCCGCACCTACATGGCAGCAAAAGCCGTCGCGGTGTTCAATGTAGCCCAGACCGTCGAGGGTGCCGACTACAAGCCCAGCGAAAAGGCTACCCCGTTCGCCCCGCTGGTCGAGTCGATCGACGATGCCGGGGAATTTGCTTTGGCTGTTCTCAAGGGCTCCAAGGTCAAAACCGAGTGGAAGCCCTGCCCAAGCCCCTGCTACATCCCCGCTTTTGACGTGGTGCAGATGCCCCCCGTGGCTAGTTGGCTAAGTGCTGACCGCATGGCGAAAACCCTGATGCACGAGCTTGCTCATGCCACAGGGGCAAAACACCGCCTCAGCCGCCCCGGCATCACAAACTTTGATGCCTTTGGGTCGCATCAATACGCCCTTGAGGAGTTGGTTGCCGAGATGACCGCGGCCAGCCTTTGCCGGCTCGGCGGTATCGCCACGCAAGAGACCGATGAAAACAGCGCCGCGTACCTTGCCCATTGGGCTGAAAAACTCGACGCCAACCCCAGCCTTTGGCTGACCGTTGCAAAGCAAGCCGAAGCCGCCGCTCACTGGTTAGTTGATGCCGCTGAGGTCAGCCTGAGCGCTCTGGAGACCATCGCAGCGAACCGATAAGGCGAAACCCCCGCCAGGGGGTCGCAGCGGGGTGGTACCCGTTGCCTGATGATGCCAGCCACATCAGTTATATAATAAAGCCGCAAGGCAGAAACGAGACGAGACCATGGCCTACACCCAAACCTACAGCAATGAGCGTTTCGATAAGGAGCAGGTAGCCGCCGCCCTCATGAGTGCCACCCCCGGCTATCAGATGGTGCACATCGAAGCGGTCGAGCGTGTGATCGAGCAAGGCACCGGGCCAATGCCCAGCCCTAAGCATTTAGCAAAGCGCGCGGCCTTATCACTAGGGCTTGACCCTCAAACCGTGGGCCTGTAGTAAAGTTATGTCGAAAGGAAACGAGACCATGAAATTGCCTGACTTCAATAATCACCCCGGCATCAAAAGCCTGCACCAGAAAATGGGGATCACCCCCCAAGAAAGCGAGCCCATGAAAAACGAGACGCTGACTATAAGCCTTAGCCATCGCGAAGCCGATGCAGTGGAGGCCCTTATCGACTTTGCGCAAGACCATCACGACAAGGGGACCGGTCTACACGCCGCCTCTATGATTCAAGCGCAGGCTGTCGTGACAAAAATCACGAACGCCGCAAGCCTGGAGGCTGACGCTTTTGATGGGGCGAAAGAGGCCCTTCATGCCCTTCTTGAATCCCTCGACCCTTCGACCACCAGAGGCGGTAGGGCTTGCACCGTGGTGGGGGCTATGATCGACGCTTTAGACGGCTATCAACGCAGCGAGTACCCCTATCTTCGCGGTTAGTATCTACGGGCCCGCTGGTGCCCTAAACCAGCCCAGCCGAATCGCAGGATAGGCTCTGCAACAATGGAAACGAGGCAACCCATGAACAATATTCGCCAGATCTTACAAATCGCCCAAGCGGCCCTAGTGCGAGACCTTGATCGCTTGCTCGACGCGCCGGTCGATGCAGAGGTTACCGAACTGCAAGAGCGCCAGGCTCGGCGCTCGCATTACCTCCTGCCCTCGCTCAATAGCGCCATGAATAGCGCCAACCCCTCAGACCTGATTGTGACCGAAGACCTGCAAGTCTTGATCGACACGCTCGACGCCGAACTCGACGCCGAGTTATTGCTTCCGACCGCTAGCGAGCATTTGATGAAAGAGTCGATTATCGAGTTGAAGGCGTTGATCTTCAAACGCAAGAGGGCGGCGATGCCGGGCGGTTGGCGGCGGTCTCATGTTCGCATCACGCCTTTTGATGAACCGCTACATCATAGCGACGACCAAGAGCAGAGCGTCATAGTAAACGGCGAGACTGTCGGCACAATCACAAAAGTAAAATGCAGCCGCGGGTCGTATCGCAGCTATATCGCGGGGCTCTATTGTTCTCGCTTCGTCGTTGCCGAATACATCGTGACGGTCTGGGGCGATGACAAAAGCGACGACCTACAAAAAAGCTTTGAGATTCCACGCGATACATCCGGCGACCTGATCGGCTGCCCTGCTCGGCAAGTCCACGGCTGGGCTAAGGCATGGGCCCGAGACCTGTACTGCTAACCTCTACGGGTCCGCTGGCACCCTAAGCCAGCCCAGCCTTTTACGGGGTAGGCTCCCATCAAGCCGCAAGGCAGGAAACGAGACAACCATGAGCATTTTATTGGTACCATTCGCGAGCATGTTCGCCATGCTGGGGGCCGTCGCCGTTTGCGTGATGATTCCGGTCCTTCACGGGAAAGGGGGTGCAGCATGAGGGTCGATGTTTATTTTAACCTTCACAAAAAGGTTTTCAGCGTTCGGTCTCGTGAGCCCGGAAGCTACGGCAGGGTGGTCGCCCACGTTCGTCATGCCATCATCAAAAACCCGGTCGGCGTGGTCTCTGAAAACGGGCGGCTCAAGGTGCTCGCCCAGCGAAAAAAGAACGTGCACGCGGTGATTCGTGGCGAGTGGGTTGATCGCTCTAGGGCTGCCCATGATACCCTCAACGGGCTCGACTTGGAGACGGCGGACGGCTGGCGGTACAACCCTTATAAAACAAAGGAGTTTGTGACCGCCTCGACAGGGGAGCCGGTGAACGCGAGCAAGTGGAGTGCCGTGATCCTCGACGCCCCTGAGGGTGGACGCCCGAGCGTCGCCGGTTACCGTGTCGCACCCTCCCCTTATAATAAGGCAGGGGGTGAAACATGAGCCGTGGCTGTGGAATGTGCAACGCTTGTTGCACCGTGTTTGAGATCGACGAATTGAATAAGCCCTCACATTCGCGATGTGTCCACCTTGTGGCTCGACCATGCACCAAGTCTTGCTCTATTTATAAAGACAGACCTGAGCCGTGCCGCACTTACGAGTGCCCTTGGAAACAGGGTTTCGGATCATCCAACCACCGCCCCGATAAAATCGGAATGCTTCTCCAGATTGCTGAGACGAACGGGCAGACGGTTTATGTGGTTTATAAACTGCGGGAGGAGTGGAGCCCCAAAGCCCTCGCCCTCATCACCCGGTACTCGCTGCGTTACCCTGTGGTGCGCGCCAAGAAGGACGGTCACGCCCTGCTGGGTGGCCCCGAGAGCGCCATTCGCAAGATGTTTGCGGGCGCGCCCCAGGGTGCCGTCGATTCCCTACTTTCTAAAGCGGAGGGCGACGCATGAGCAGCGACCTATTTTTTGGCAGCCGCCGAGTTGTACTGGAATCCACCAGAGACACAGTAACCACCCCCCACGGGGATAAAGTTACAGTCGAAACACGCCTCCAAGACGGTCGATATAAAACCGCCATCACGGGAGGCCCTCACGACGGCACCAGCATTGCAACCTATACCAGCAAGGCCGCCCTTGATGAGCAGGCCGCATGGGTAACGCGCCACACGACTGCCATTTTCACCTGCGAGGAATGCAATGGGGAGGGCGTTGTCGAGGTGGTGGAAGACCGCGCTGTGTGGGGGGCGGGAGGTCTCGCCGGTCACACTACGAACGAGTGGCTAGAACCCTGCGACCAGTGCGTTGATGGCGAGTGCTTTGACGAAGACGTGGCACCCATGCCCGATGGGGGGTGGGCATAATGGTTTATTATAAGAAAGAAGAGACTGCCATTTTGGCAGGCCGCCGCAAAGCACGGGCATACCGATCCACTTTGCAGTTGTTTCAAACGGCGAACGACGACGGCTTTTGGCTGGCCACCCCCCAGGAGGTGCAAAGCATTAGAAGCTTGGGCGACGACACACCACGGGTCAATGTACTGATGACTTTTGTGCATTGGGATAGGGGGCCTTATGAAAGGGGTGCGCAATAGCCAAAGGCTTAAGTCGCTGGTGGGGGCTAAGAAGACCCGGCGCGACCGAGAGATGGCATTCGCTTACGTTGCTCGGTGCCGCCAGCTTAACGCAAAGCCTGGGCAGTGGTGCCGCAAGGCTGTCGCACAGTGCGCTGTCCTTTATAATAGGAAGCGCCGCCAGGTCCGGCTTTGCATCAGGCGTGTGGTAGAGACGACGAAAAACAGAAAGTTTGCAGAGGCGGCGGCACCCTATGTGCCCAGCGCCACAGTGCGCTTTGCCACCCCGACCGACCGCTTATTTACTAAAATGGACCAGGCTGAGGTGGTGAAAGCCTTGGCCGCTTACCTTGGAGAAGGAAACGATGACGAGAAGAACAGCGACTAGAGCGGCCGACGTTCTGCCCGTGGATATTATTAAGCAAGTGCAGGAGCACCTGCCTGAAGGGGGTAAAATCTCTTTCCCTAAGAAGGGTTGCCACCCCAGGCACCTGATGTCGAAGGCTAAGATTCTGGCGCAAGATGTTGAGATTACTTTTCAACGATTGAACCTGCGCCCTGCTGCCGACCTGGCGAAAGAGTACGACCTCACCCACCCCGGCGTTGAAAAGATTGCGAAGCGCACCACGCAGTTGATGCGCGAAGCCCTTGATAAGCCCGACCCATCTTTTCCCAAAAACCTACTGGACAAAACGAAAACAAAAAGCCAGGACAAAAACACGGACACTAATAAGGTTGGTTAGTTGTAGGCCGAGGTTCTCGAATCGTCAGGCGATGGGATGAAGCCACCACGAAGGACGGCAGCCAGGAAACTGGAAAGGGACGGGAGTGGAAGTGGCGGGGCTATAGACCCGTGTCTTCGGTAGGCTTACAGCTAATCATTTAAAGAAGGAGCGAGACTAATGGGAAAGATTAAGAGCATAATGATGGAGGCGCATGGTCGAGGGATCGACCACAAGCGTATGTCGTTGGATGACCTGCAAAAGGTTTTAGGCATCCCCGAAAACACCACGGAGCAACCCCGTGCAGTCGGTTACTCTGAACCGGTTCGGTTCTATCACCCGGTGCTGGAGCCGCGCCCTATCCAAACGGTCGCACCTGATTATCCTAAGGGCCTGAATCTTTCGGAGCGATTCAAGGTGTACCACCAGCGCAACCCTTTGGTTTATGTTGGACTGAAGCGCCTGGCGCTGGACCTGAAGAGGCGAGGGCGTAACCACTACGGCATCAAAGGATTGTTTGAGGTGCTGAGGTGGGAGCACGCACGCTTAAGCGGTGACGCGGAGCCCCTGAAACTGAACAACGCTTTCACTGCCAGCTATGCGCGGTTGCTCATGCAGCAAGAGCCTGAGTTGCAAGGGTTCTTTCGCTTGCGGGTCTCGGCGGCCGAGCGGGGGAAGGCGTGAACATGAGCGTGCGGCAGATACCTCACGACGTGGCGCGCCCGTTTGTTTGTCGCTGGCATTACAGCGGTATTTACCCGAGCGCAAAAAACATCAGCTTTGGTTGCTTTGCCCACTATAACTCAACGAGCAAGCAACAGGATTTATTTGATGGAAGCCTGTACGCCGTGGCTACCTATGGGGCGGGTGTGAACCCACACCAAGGGCGTTTCCTGAGCAACCTACTTTCGTGTGCTATTCATAATAAAGACGTAATCGAGCTTAGGCGCTTATGCCGTGTTGAGCCTATTATTGAGGGCGTAAATCTAACTTGGTTTATTGCTCGCTGTCACCAGCATATAAAACGGTACGGGTACAAGCTCGTCGTTTCGTTTAGTGATCCTGCTTATGGTCACTCTGGTGGTATCTATAAAGCCGCCAACTTTACGCACGCAGGTCACACGAATTCGGAATGGCACGTTGTTGATAAGGACGGCAAGCAACGCCACCGCAGAGTAGCTTATCGGCACGCCAAAGCACACGGCATTTCGATTGGTGAGGCGAGGGAGCGGTTAGGCTTGAAGCGCATCCGGACGGTGCCAAAAGACCGTTGGCTCATCGCTTTAGATCGAAAGACCAGAAAACATTTAACTCAATTCTCAGTAGCAAGAAAGGCAACTGCATGACCAACGAACAACGAGACGAAACGATTCGCTACATCGTGGACCAGGCGGCTCAGGCTGCTGCGACAGCACACTATGCCGTCATGGCAATGCGGTCGGTGATGAACAACGAAGCGGTGCCCAATGGCGTGGCAAAGAAAGGCCCAGCCGCAGTGTTCCGCCACTTTAGAGAGCGACACAAGCCCTTGAAGGAAAGCAGCTTTTACGTTCGCCCTGACGGTTCAATTGGGTGCCACAGGGACGACCATAACGAAGCTAAGGCGGAGCGCCACGCATTGCGCGCGGCGGTGGCGCAAAGCAAAGGCGAGGAATACCGGAGCCCGGCGGTGAAACATGACTAACGATTATCACGCATTCGACGGCAAAGGTCTGACCCGCAGCCAGCTTTGGACCTTCTATAATAAAGGGCCGGCAGCTTTCTTTGAGCGGTACATTTGCGGTGTCGCCCCACCGGAGGCGACTGCATTGATCGAGGGGCAGGCGTTTCATGCGCTGACGCTTGAGGGTGACGAGGTGTTTCGGGATCAGTTTGTTGCTGACTTCCAACCCCCCGCACCCCCGCCCGGCGAGAAGGCTGCCAACTACTGGAAGCGCAAAGAGCCCAAGGCTCAACTGCTGGAGTTGCGAAAGAAGTGGGCCATCGAAAACGCCACCAAGAAAATCATCAAACCTGAGGCGATTGGCCGCATTTTAGAGATGCGCGATGCGGCTTGGTCGAGGGCGAACAACCTTTGTTTTGAGCTTCTGGACGGGGCCGAGACCGAAGTGGAGTTTGAGGCCAGGGACGAGCACACCGGCATGATGCTCAGGTCTCGGGTTGATATTCTAAAAGGCGAGCGCATTGCCGACCTGAAAAGTCACAGTGGAAACTTTGGGCTTGATTGGGATAGGTCGGTCGAAAAATACGGGTACTGGTTTCAGTGCGCTTTTTATGAGCGGGTCACCGGCCTCAACGACCTGCACTTTCTTGTTGTCGAAAAGAGGCGCAACCCCCAGGCGGCTGTGTTTAACCTCGACTACAGCACAAGGGCATGGGCGCATGAAGCACTTGAGGATTGCCTGAAAAGTTTCGCTGCCTGCCAGCGCATTTATCAGGATGCCCTTGCTGCCGACAGCGCAGAGGAGCAGCACGAGATTGCCCTCACGGCATGGCCCGGCATCGGAACCGGTCAAACCAAATCAATCACAAGAAGCCTTAGCTCTTGGTTTATGAGCCGAGAAGAGGACCATTATCACGATACCCGTGGCGTCAACCGTTACCACGAGATTAGAAAGGGTGAGTAATGACAAGCAATAGCGAGCTTTGGGATAAGGTCTGCACGACCGACCCGGCACACACCAAACACGTCAACCAGCGGGGTGGGTTTACCACCATCGACGCCTACCATCAGATCCATAATGCCACGTTGGTATTTGGTCCGGTCGGCAAAGGCTGGGGTTGGGATTACAACCTAATCTTTCAGGAGGGCACCCTTATTGCCGACATGACCCTGTGGTGGGGTGGTGATAAGAGCCAGGTGGTTCGGCAGTGCGGTGCTCGTTCGACCCACAAGCGCAACGGCAGCGTTGACGAGGACGCAGCTAAGAGTGCCATCACCGACGCCCTTACAAAGTGCTTGAGCTATCTTGGGTTCAATGCCGACGTGTTCCTAGGCAAGTACGACGACAATAAGTATGTCCAAAACCTTCGCAACGAAAAGCGGGAACAAAACAAGCCGAGCCAGCGCGCCAAGCGTGCGCCCGAGGCCCCGGCCGGAGAGAAGGAGGTGTTTCAGGACTTAATGGCTCGCATCGACGTAGCGACAACGGCGATGCAAATGCACGAGATTGGTTCGGATGCGAGCCAGGTGACGATTACTAACAAACGGGCGGCGCAAATTTTAGACGACGCCATCAAAGCTAAGTTGCTAGAGCTTAGTAAGAAGGAGGCCGAAAATGGCTAAAGGTGTTAATCGGGTCCACCTCATCGGAAACGTGGGGCAGGACATTGAATTGAGGCAGACTAACGGGGGCACCTCCGTGGCAAACATTCGCCTGGCAATGACTGAGCGGGTCAAGTCTGGCGACCGCTGGGAAGAACAAACCGAGTGGATTGATGTGGTGGTCTTTGGCCACAACGCTGAGAGTTGCAGCAAGTTTCTGCGCAAGGGCAGCACCTGCTTTGTCGAGGGTCGTTTGTCCACCCGTAGCTGGGAAGACAACCAAGGCAACAAACGCAACAAGACCGAAATCGTTGCTCGTAACGTGCAGTTTCTCGACAAGCGCGAGGCTGGGCACGGTGACCATGCCGCCAATTACAACAACCAAGGCAGTTATAACGGCGGCCAAAATTCCAACCCCTATGGCGGCAACGCCTATAACCACGGAGATGATCCCTATGGGTAAGAAAAAGAAAACCGAAGCTGTCTCGGCTGATGACCAAATGAAAACCGACGCCGTGAACGAGTGCAAAAGGTGGGTCGATAAGTCGATCGAGTTGCGCACTCGCTTCAGCAACGAGCACCACGACCTTGCGGCGGCCATAGCGATGACCAACGAGACGCGCATCACATGGCTGGAGCGCGCTGCTCTTGTTCTTCAGATTGATGTGCGCCGCTGCAACTATCGCGATGACGTTGCGCTGGCCTGGGCAACAAGCGAGGGGGACATCATCCGCCTCGAAGAAAGCGACATTGCGCCGGAGGACACGACGGTTTTTGTTGGTGACCCGATGCGCGTTTTTGAGACCGTTGAGGATCTGTTGAACATGCAGGCCAATTTCAACAACCTCATTAACAACGCCAAAACGAACGAGCTTGACCAATGAAGATACAATTTCAGATTCCCGGTCGCCCGATACCTAAGCAGTCTGCACGCATCGGCAAGCATGGCGGTTACCAGCCGCACCGCGTGGTCGATTACTGCAACAAGGTCCGGTTTCATTGCTCTCAGGCTGTCGAGGGTGGCCTGTGGGACAAAACTGAGGGAGCGGTAAGGGTTAGCCTTACCTTTGATTTTGCGTGGCCCTCATCAACGCGCAAAGCTGTCCGGTCAACCACCGGGCCGCGCATCAAGCGCCCTGACCTAGAGAACCTGGCAAAAGCTGTTATTGATGGCTGCGACTCGCTCTGGATCGACGACGCCCAAGTCTCTGAGCTTGAAGTTGTGAAGCGCAACGTCCCGATTGGGCAGGAGGGTGTTACCGTGGAGGTCACGGCAGTCTGATGACCTCAAGAGACAGAAACCAGCTTACCGATCTATATAAAAAGCACCTAAAGAAAAACGGCCTGCTCAACAAATACGCCCCTCCACCTCCGCGCTACTGCTCCCAATGTCTTGGGGTGCTCGTGGATACTTGGGTGATTAACCGAGGTATTGGACACTGGCATCAAGCCGAGGCGTGCGGAGCCTGCGCAGAACAACAAAGGGTTGCCGATGTTATGGATCAGGTCATTAACGCCCTTACCTCGTGCGGGGTGCCTGAGATGTTTCAGGTTTGGACAGCGGGAGCGGCCCCTAATAACAGCGACCGACTGCCGCTAACCAAAGATGACGACAACCGCGCCGCCTGGGATGTGGCACAGGCGTTTATCAAGCGAGACCCCTGGGTAATGTTCGGGGGGGTAACCGGGGTGGGAAAAACAACTTGGGCAACAGCATTATTTAACGACCACGTTGACGCAATGAATAACGATTCAGCCTCCCCTTTATATAATAAGAGGACACCGAAACCGATGTGGTTCACAGAGGCCGCCCTGTTTCTTGAGGCTGATCTGGCGCACGGTGCCGATGGGTATGTGGGGCGAACCCAATATCTCGACCGCCTGTGCCGGTGCCGGATGCTGCTGATTGATGATCTCGGCGGCAACAGGCGCACCCTAACCGAGTGGCAGGGAGGGGCGATGCGTCACCTGTTTGATTTCAGGTTCAGCCGACGGCTCCCGACCCTGCTGACCACAAACCTCGATTGGGGCCAACTAAAGAACAGATATGGGGAGCACATTACGAGCCGAATGCTTGGGCACTGCAAGACGATGAGGGTGCTGTCGGGGAACGACAGGCGTTACTAAAAACGAAAAGGGTTGGCACTATCGCCAACCCGATTCACCCCAACAAGAAACGAGACAGAAACCAATTGGGGATTACTTATTAGTAAAAGAGAGGGGGCGTGTCAACGCTTCTTCTTTTTCTTTTGGGTCTTTGCTTTCGCCCGCTTGGCTGCTGCCTTCCCTTTCTTGGTATAGGCGTAATGCTTCCCTTTGACGACTGGCATTATTTCTTCTTTCGCTTGCGCAGTTTGCTCAGTGTCTTTGCAAAGCGAGCTTGCTGCTTGGTTAGCTTACTGGCCTTAGAGCCTTTCTTGAGGGCTTTCTTGGTGTAAGCCTTGACGCTTACCCCGGCTTTCTTTGCTTTCTTGGTGAGGGCACCGGGGCGCTTGATCGCCTTCTTGATGTTCAGCTTTTTCTTTTTGGCTGCCATGTCACCACCTCCACTTCATACCTACGGTTCCCTGCCAATCGGCGGGATCTCCCCATGCGGCTCCGGCTGAGAGTTGGGCGGTGAGGTCGAAGTCTCGCCCGAGTGTATGTCGAGCAGCAACACCAGCATCCCACCTGTCACTATTCCCGCTAAGAAGCAGGTCAAGCCCCCCAGAATCACCAGAGCGCAGTATAACAGGGGCTAACTCTCTGAGCCCGAGGGCTTTCCCGCTGTGCTTGCTGCCTCCACCGCAGCGCGTTTCTGTTTCGCCACATCTTCCATACTAATCCCAAGGACTCCGCCAAGTGCCCCCAGAACAGAGGCGACAATTGCCTCAGTCGGAAGGTTGGGAAAGAAGTGTGTAAGCAAGACCGGAAGCAAAGCCGCCAGAACCGAGAGCCAGAGTTTACGACTTTTCATTTTGTTCATGGTTGTTTTCCTTAGGCGAAGTAGAAGACGCTAAACACGTCACCACCGGCACCCTTAATTAGAATGGTGTTGATGTCAGCCGCCGCCGTGAGGGGGTTAGTCATTGCCCCCACCGCAAACTCAAACGTGGCACCAGGCATAAGCGTGATGCCGTGGTTGGGAAAAGCAGTTACGCTTTCACCATTTTGAACACTAAGAGGGCCGCCGCTTTGGTGGCAAATCATAATATAACCGGGACGTAACTTATTTGCTTCGCCCACACCGCCAGCCGCAACTGCGGCGGGGCTACTTAAATCAATTGTGGTCGTCGCCCCGATAGTGACCTGAAAAGCGTGCGTGTTCGTATTCCACACTGGATTATTCCGGCGCACTGAATCGTTAAAATTAAGCCCCATTTGTGGTGCTCCTTATTTCTTTTTGGCTGGCTTCTTTTTAGCCGGCTTTGGTTTGGGTTTGGTGGGCAACTTCTTCGCTTCCGCTTTGGGCTTTGCTTTGGCTTTAGGCTTGGCGTTAAGGCCGTTGCGGCTAAGGCAATCCATAATATTCTGCTCGATGCCTAAGCGGAGATTTAGTGGCAGGTTTACACAGTCAGAATGCGGGCCTTTGCTCTCGTCGCCTTTGCCCACAACTAAAGCAACGCGCCCATCACCCAAGTCGCACTCGGATCGCACTACGGAATCGGGCCACTCAGTCCGATTCTTTACACTAACAACAACGAGATTAAGCATAAGTAACCACCCTAACTGTGTGCAGCCATACCTGCGTAATAGTCTCTAAGTATTTCATCTGCGCTCAGGACACGAGAATAAAAGCGCCCGGTGTCCATCTGGCCTTGGTACCAGT